ATTTCAGACCCAATGTAAAACTTGACACGATTGGATCGTCATTCTCTGATCGCATAGGATGGAAAACAACAAGAATAACTAAGCCATTAATGATAGATGATTTAAATGAAGCCTTATTAGAGGGTAGTATAAAAATACACACAGAAAAAACTGTAGACGAGATGTTGACATATGCGTATAATGACAATGGTGAGGCTGGATCTCAAAGCGGATTCCACGATGACTGTATAATGGCATCAGCAGTATGCCTCCAAGGATTTAAAATAATGTTTAAAGGAAAACTTGAGCAATTAGATGAAACAAAGCACATGCCAGAGAGTTTTTCATATTAATTTGATATATTTTATTCTTTTTTTATTAATTCAATATATATTTTTATAAAAACTAATATATCTTTATAAAAATAGGACTTTGATACGATTTGTATATGGAAAAATATGGAAACATGTATAGCCCGTTCCAATATGGGGACAAAGAAGTTGAGTTGAGGAGACTTTTCGTTCTTCAGCGTGATGATTCTCGTCAATATTTCTTGAACGTTATAAAACCAAGACTAGATAGATCATACAAATTATACATCGCATATGGAGGAGATAGACAGCGTGAAATAAAGAAATGGCAGTGCGTAAGTGAAGACACTGAAATTCTTGGCATTGATGGATGGAAGAAAATAGGGCAAATTTCAAAAGGAGATGCTGTTTTTAGTTTTAATACAGATAAAAAGTCGATAGAATTAGATGTTGCTCAATCTAGCTTTAGCTATGATATTGATGGAGAAATGGTCTCTATAAAACAATCTAATACCGACCAGTTAATCACAGATAATCACCGTGTCCTTCTTAAAAAGGGGAAAAAAGTCAAGAAAACAGTTATTGATATCATTAGAGAAGATCAAAGAGAACACGTTTGGAACGATATTTATCAGTATGTAGAGGCTGCAGAGCTGATAAATAAGGGTGCGATGTATCAATTACCGCTGAGTGGTGTTTATGACGGAAAAGTCTCTGTTGGAAGCGGAGATTGGGCAGAATTGATAGGATGGTTTCTGACAGATGGATGTTTCCCTAAAGGCGCAAAACATGCTTATATAACGCAATCAAAGCCAGAAACTCTTGTTAGGTTAAGAACTCTTATAATTTCTTTGGGTGTTGAATATAGAGAATTGGCAAGAAAGAAGGAAAAGGATCATTACCATGATGAACATCGTTTTTATTTCCCTAGTGATGGGGAAGTAGTAAAGAAAATGATGGAGTGGGTTCCTAATCGCAAACCCAATAATCTCCTTTGGCAGTTATCCTTATCGGAAAAACGAAGACTCCTTGATGGTATCTGTTTTGGGGATGGATCTATGCGCCCAGATGGAAAATACCATATGGTTTCAAAACCAAAAAAGTATTTCCTAGAATGGTTGCAAGTACTTATCCACTTGGTTGGGTTAAGGAGCAATATAACTGAAAAATACGCTAATATCGCATATAATAATTCTTGTTGTATTCATGGAAAAAGAAACGTACATAAGGTAAATTATAAAGGAAAAGTATGGAGTATTGCTACTAATAATACTAACTACATAGCGAAAAGAAACGGTTTGATTTTCATTACAGGAAATTCAAATGTTCAGATCCCCTACATACAATCCGCCGTAGAAACAATGGTTCCTAGAATTGTAGATGCTAGACCAGAGTTTACTGTTGTTGGAAGAAACCAAGATGATCAAGCTAAGGCTGAAAAACAGGTTAAACTGATGGACTATAACTGGGAAAGAGCGAACATGGACAGGACAAATGAGGATTTCGTCAGATCGACGCTAATTTTTGGTACTGGATTCTTGCAAGTTAGCTGGAAAAAAGATGTCAGAAAATTAAAGTTTTTAAAAAGTAAAGATATTACCAACAAAAAATATATTTGGAAAGAAGAGGAACGAGTTTTCTTCGATGGACCAATGTGTGAGTGGGTGGACAATTATAATCTTTGGTATGACTGGCATAATACAGCTAGACAAAGTAAACAGTATTGGCTAAAGAGACTAGTGCTTACAAGAGCAGAGTTAGTTCGCAGATATCCAATGGCAGACAAGAAAAGATTACAACTAGCACTAGAAGCTCCTGGTGGTGATTTAACAGACTATGCCGCTATTAGACAAAGAGTTAGAACTACAAATATATATACAACAAAGTCATCTTCAGCAACTGCTGGTTTCGCAGGACAAATAGCTGAATATGATAAATATAAGAATACTCAAGATGTGACGGTAAAAATGTATGAAGTGTATGAGTGGTGGCGTCCTTTTGACGATGCATATGCGGTTATGGTAGGTGGAAGTTATGTGCCTATTTTTAAAGATGGTGTTATGCCTATTCCTATGGACTTTAAAGAGGCTCCTTTTATTGAAGCTGCTTATTTAAAAATACCAGGGGAGTTTGAAGGATATGGATTACCAATGATTTTGGAAAGTCCACAAATCATGCTAAATCTAGTTAAAAATCAACGTTTAGATGCTGCTACGCTATCTATTCATAAAATGTGGATTGTTAATCCGCTGGCGAATGTCAATAAAGACGAATTAGTTACAAGGCCTTTCGGAATAATTTATTCAGTTGATCCAAATGGAGTTCGTGAAATACAATTTAGCGACATAAAGCCATCAGCATATAAAGAAGAAGAATTGTTGAAAGGAGACATGCAATATGCTTCAGGAGTTGACGATTTTTCTCAAGGAGTAGGCGGCGGAGGATCAAGCAGCGCAACAGAAGTTCGACATTTAAGAGAATCCACACTAGAGCGTGTTCGCATGTTTGTTAATCATTTAGGAGACGCATACTCAGATGTTTTGAGATATTGGATGGACATGAGTAGGCAATTGTTTAGCGAGCAAATGACAATTAGGATTATAGGCAAAAACGGACAACCAGAATTTCCTTTAATTGAGAAAGATGATTTAAATGGATACTTTGATTATAAAGCAAAAGTTTTGCCATCGATAGCTGGTGAGGGAGAGGTTAAGAAAAAACAAGATATGGATCTTTATCAATTGTTAATCAACCTTCCTTTCGTTGATCCGCAAAAACTTACTGCTCGTGTAATTTCTGATTGGGGATGGTCTCTGGATGGTGTAACAAAAGATGAAACAACAACTCCAGATGCCCCCGTTGGTCCAGATGGACAGCCTATGCCGTCAATATCAAACCCACCATCAGGAGTAGGTGCACCTCCAAGTGGAATGCCAATGCTTCCACCAATACCTCCAGCACCAATAACTGGAATGGGCGGTCCAGGTTATAATCTGGTACCAAAATCTTCTCTACGCAGTGTTACCAAGCATTTAAGGCGTTCAGGGGAAAATTATGGGAGCGATGTAAGTCCTTTTGGCCAAGCGTCTAGCCCAATAAATTTATTAAATAATATGGGAATGCCGCCAACTCCAAGAGGAGTTCCATCCCCAGATAAATCGACATGGAGTTCCAATATACCGAATATAGCGGGGCACAACAGGAGTGTAGGCGGAAGGGTAGACACTAACATACCATCGAGCAAACCATCGAATATCGGTGCAAATATTTTGAATCAAGCTTTATCGCTACAAAATAGAAAAAAATAATATTATAAGATATTTAATAAATAATTTTTGAACAATATGGAAATGCCACAATTAAAAAACAGTTCACCAGACCCAATGATGCCAACAATGATGGGAGGAACACCAGACGCTGCCATGGGTATGCCAAGTGGACCAACTGGAGCAGAAATGCCGCCAATGGGTAGCGATATGGGGCAAAGTCAAGATGCACTAATGAATAGCGAAACAGAAGAAACTCCAACTCCAGCTGAATGTGCGACTGGAGATCCAAAAACAGATGGCTTAAAGCGTCAGTTACTACAAAAAATGATGGAGAACCTTTTGAATAAACCAGGACGGAGTGTGAATGAGTTGGTAAATGGAGTTAAGGCGGTAATAGGAGCATATAAAAATTATTCAAAAGAATGGGATAATTTAAGTGGGGTAGCAGAGGCTCCATTGCCACCAGGAGGATCTAATCCATCCGCAGGGGGAAGCAGCAGTGAAATACAGGCTATACTGGACAAAATTAAAGCTCAAAAAGGAGATTCAGGAGCTAGTTCGATGCCTATAAATTCAGATTCTACAGCAATTCCACCTCCACCTCCAATCGGACCTATGGATAAAGGACCTTCAGGGCTAGGCGGACCTGGATATAAACAACCAGCTCCTATTAACAGGCTGGGAATATGGGGATACTAATAAATTAAAATATAACAATATGAAAAAAGAAAAAGATGAAGAAAGGAAGGAACAACCAGCATCAAACGTAAGATCGTATTTCACAAAAGAAATTAACAATCAAATAGTAGAAATGACTTTAAAAGAAATGGAGTCCTCTTTAAAAGAATTGATTGGGACAAGACATTGGATAGCTATTCTAAAATATGTCAACACTAGAACATTACTATTAGACTCGCAACTAAGATCGACCAACCCAAGCACAGATCCTCACACAATATCTTGGGCGCAAGGAGCGATGGCTGGTATCTATGATATAGAAAACTATGTAATAGATCTTAATGCACCAAAACAAAGTGAAGAAGTAGACGAGAACACAAATTTTGATCCAGAAGGGAAGATATAATAATAAAACACAATAGTATGGATGGAGCAATAACAACAGAAGACTCTAAACGAGATGGCAGAATGAAAGTCGGCATCACTACGCGATCTGCTAAGAAAAATATTTTAAAAAAATTAGTAGGAAGGGGCGGGCCAGGATTTAAAAATTTTACCCCCGCAAATTATGGCAAAGTAGCTAGTGTCCCAAAGATATCAACAACAAGGATTTCCATAGGAACGGGAAAGAAAATAAAACTACCATCAGCTTCTTCTATAATTAAATCCCTTTTAAAAAAGAGTGGTTCTTCGAAATTCAAATTAGCTAAATCATCAATTAAGCCGTTAAAAATGTCTAAGGTGAAGGGTCTAAAAATTAAAACAGTTAAGGGAATATTTAAAACATATCGCTAATCAATTAATATAAAACCAATGAACAAAACAACAGGAGTTATGACTGCATTGAAGGGTCGCAAAGGCTTTGGTTCTAAAAAAGGGGAAGCTCTTTTAGGAATAATGGCAAAACTTTCTGCGAAACGAAAAGCAGTTAATGACAAAAAAACTGGTGAGGGCGTAGGTGGTTGTGGGAAGAAATAGTGTTATTTAATAGCACTAATGTATATTGTAAATAGTTAATTAATTAATATGAATAATAATATGGTTGATCCTAATTTAGGGTCCAGTAATCTGGGTAGCCCGAACGTTCCTCTAACAGCGACACCTGACCAGGGTGCACAAGGAGGGCAGACGCAAGAGACAGGAAGTGCGAATGGTACCGAACAAAAAGCCTACGAAGAATTGTCTGCTCGATTGGGGCAGCAAGGGCAAGAGCTCGGTGAGTATAGAAAGTTCTTCGAAAATATTGCACCGTTACTCGATAAGCTAGATCAATCTCCTGAATTAGTTCAGGCCATTATAGATGGAAAGGTTGATAAAGATATTGCGAAGGCGGTGATGGAAGGAAGAGTAGATGTGCGAGATGCCGCTGCTGTTGCTAAAGCCAATGAAGAGGTTAAAGAAAAACTGGGGGAAAAAGCCTACGATATGGCTACACCAGAATCAATAGCCAAGTTGGTGGAAGAAAAAGTAGCTAAATTCCGAAAGGAATTTGAGGACAAAGCTGATCTACAAACTTTTCAAGACTATTCGCAAAAATTTATTGAGAAAACTCCTGATTTTCAAGAGTATGCAGATGAAATTGACAAGTGGCTCGACACGCATGATGTAACCGATATAGAAATCGCTTACTATGCTGTTAAGGGACAAATG